GGGTTGCTGTAACAAATGGGTCTTTGGTTCTTTGGCTTTGGGGATTGGTATGCCGTGGTCGCGTAGGTGTTCGGCTCGTGCTGCTATGCGTGCTTGGTCGTTTTGTGCTCGTGATCGTTGACCTGCTCTGCTGTTGCAGGATCGGCATGCGGGTCGAAGGTTGGTCAACTCATTCCCGCCTCCGTTCATGACTGGGACTATGTGATCGACTGTGTCGGCTACCCCCCCGCACCATACGCATGGGGGCTTTTGGTCGAGGATTATTTTGCGGTTGCGCCGGTAGGTGGGGTCGTTGGTTGTGTGTTGTCTTGGCATGCTCACGCCCTCGCTTCGCTCGGTTGTGCTAGCGTGGCCTGCGGCCTTGCTGTCGATCGCGTGTGCTGTTGTCTCATGTCGGGTCTGGCTTTCTTGTGGTGTTGTTGTGCACAACCTTAGTGATCTGTGTGAGGGCATAGGTGTGCTTTGTCCACCCCTGGGGTTGCCTCTGTCCCAGTCCCACTTGCTTGCATAACTGATCGCCTCGACGCCTTGCACTTTCACCTTCGTCTAGCTGTGTTGGTGCGCGTCGATCTACCCGCGTTACCGCGTGTCATCCACCCAGAGTGCGACCCCTGGTAGGTCATGGGCCATCAGCGTGGCCAAGAACTCTGAGCAAGCAACTAAGCGGCTGGGGCTTTCTGCAGGTTGCCCAGCTCCTATGCGTATCGGCTACCTAGTTGCTTACTCACAATCCTTTCTATGTGTACAGCTCAGGCCTGGTCAGCCTGTGGCAGATGAACTCAAGATCCGCAGGGCGAACCACATGATGCTCGACACCAGCAAGAGATAGAGCGTCCAGCCAATTGTCTTGACTTGTGGTGGTCTTACCCTTCTCACTCTTGAGTTCAACGAAGAGAAGCTGCCCATGGTGCGGCGACAATAGCACCAGGTCTGGGAAGCCGACATCACCTTCGACGTGCGTCGCCCAACGGCCGCGTCTGTTCATCGCGGGCAAGTCATGATGGATAAGCCAGCCGGCACGCTTCGCCACATTGATGACCGCCGACTTGAGTGTTGCCTCGTTCATCGGCCCAACTTCATCATTAGCCAATCAAAGACAATCGCAGTCAGCACGCTAATCCCAAGTATCTGCCAGACGTTCATGACTTCCATACCTCGATCACGCGGCTGGCCTGCTGGCTGGTCAATGTCTCGAGCACTACTGCTGTGTCACCCAGGATCTCATGCAAGCCCTCAAGCGTGCCCAAGTCGTCTAGGCCGCGATCCTTGGCAAGCTTCTTGATGAAGCCGATCTGCTTCGGGCTGGCGAAGCCGCCAGGGCGTACCGCTGCCGTACCTGCCTGTGTGGGTTGTGGGTCGCCGCCCATGCGGATGACTTTGCCCATCTCTTCACGGGATGCTCGCTTGCCGCGTGTCGCATACCCGCAGTTAGCCAAGGCTCGACCGATGGCGCTGGTCTCACAGTTCTCCAGGTGGCTGGTCTTGTTAACTGGGCTGGAGCCGCGTTCTTCTGATGCGTAGCCGGTGGAGCGGGGGATTGGGTCTGCTGCGTCGAAGTAGATGGCGGCTTTGAAGATGACTTGGTTGCCATCTTGGATGACCAGTTCGGTGCTGATGCGGCCTGCTGGGTGTTCTTGCCAGAAGCGTGCTAGTCGGTCTTCGACTGTCTCGTAGTTGTCCAGGTTGAATGCCATGTCGGGTTCCTTTCGTCGGTTAGATCTGTTCTAGCACAAGCTGAGCCTTGAGTTCTGCTGGGTCGTGCAGCATGCGGTACTTCAGCCAGTAGGAGCCGTATTTGCCGCCGCGTTCGCTGCCTGGCGCGTAATGGGTGCCCCATGCGGCGATCTCGTGGCCGTATGCCCAACCCATGATCGTGTAGTGGTTGCCGCGACCAGACTGCTTCTGGACAAGTACATAGCGGCGCTCCAGACTGTTGTTGCCTTGGATAATCAGATGCTCGTACATCGTGGTCTTGACTTCAATGTTGTGGCTTAGGTCGCTGTCTCCAGCTTCCCAGTCGTCTTTGCGGACGTAGGCAAGCCCGAAGTATTTCGCGGCGGCCGCTTCGCCCAGTGCGCCTAGGACGTTCACGTTGTCGAGTGTGTCAGTCCACAGCTGATGGTCGCCCACCCAGCGATCGGTACGCTTGTATGCGTCCCGCATGGCTTCGCTGGTCTCCCAGCGTGTCAGATAGACAGTGGGCAGCTTCATCCGCGCATGAGAGCGTCAGCAGCCATCATGAGAACTCGAGCGTCAGCCTCCTGGCCAGAGAGCTCAAGATCGACGGCGATCAGTCGGACACGTTCACCAAGCTGTACGCGGTCACGCTGCGCTTTGGTCACTCGTGCCGGTGTCACAGCCAGCTCGTCAAAGAAGTTCTTCCACATGTGGAATGAAGCGTCGCTAATCATTTGTCGGGTCTCCTCGCTAAGGGTGTCTTGCCATTCGTAATTGCTCATCACTTGATACCCCATGGGTGCCATGAAGAATTGCGCCAGATCGCCAAGCCTGCGATCAGGTTGGCTTCGGCGCCGTACAGGTCGTCGCAGTCGGTGACGATGTTTTTGGCTTGTAGCCAGCCGATCGGCCATTGGGTTGATGGGGTGCACCAGAAGCCGTTGATCTGGAGCAGGCCGTAGGAGCCGCCCATTGGGTCGTTTGGGTTGTGTACTGGGCCGAATGAGCAGCGGCTTTCGCGCCACAGCACTCGAGCCAGGGTTGCCATCTCCTTGGCCGGCCAGCCGACGTTCAACGCCAGTTGGAGGGCCTGTTCGCATTCGGACTTGGGTTGGGGTTCGACCCAGACCGTCGTCGTGGTGCTGGTGGTTGTGGCCGCTTGGGCTTGGATCGGTTCTTCGCCGTACTCGTAGGTCTGGATCGTGGCGGGGGGTGCCTCCACGATGCCACCAGACGCTTCAGGAGCCTCTGGGAGCGACGAAAGACCGAAGAGGGCTGTGATGTAGCCCAAGATCATCCAGGGGCTTCTCATTCGGCTACCTCCAGTTGGTAGGGGACGCCCCAGCTGTCGCCGACCGCGTTCTTGAATGCGATCTGGGCGTGGATCACCTTGAGGGTGTCTGGTTCACGAAAGATCTGCACCATGACTTCTTGGTTGGTCTCGATGCGGGTCTTCATGACCTCGTAGATGTACATCTGGCAATCTGCCATCACTTGCTCCTTTCGTCGGTGACACCGACCCTAGAGCACTAGTTCAGGGTTGTGGTGGATTAGGGACGAATGCCTTATCCAATGCGGCTTTCATGCCTTCGGGGTTCGCTGCCATGGCTGGGCTGATCTCAATGTGGTACCAGTCGCCGCCTGGTGCACCCGACACGGTACGGCCGTCGTACTTGCGCCAACGTCCACGATCGCAACGCCATGCTCGACCCCAAGGGTGCGGGAAGTAGTCGATCACCATCTCAAGGCCGATGGCGTCAGCGTTCGCTACAAGGATGTCGATGATGCGTTGGGCTTGTGGCCTGTAATTCGGCTTGCCGCGGTCGTCTGGCATGTCTCGCCAGCTCATGTCCACAGCTCTGCCGGTGGCGTGCACACTGGGTTGGCCTGGCTTGCCTTTCATGTCTCGAACGCCCCACGCACCATTCGACCAGAGGCCTTTGGCGGTCTCGCGCTCCAGACGTCGGATGAGCATTTGTAAGCCTGCCGATGTGCCGCCAGCAACGCCGTTGAAGCCCGTGTAGGGCCGTCTGTTAGTTGCTTTCTTTGCTGCCACGACCGAACGCCTGGTCATTCGGGTTGAGCCAACGGAGAAGCGGCGGGAGCACAGCAGCGATGCCTGCGGCGAGCAGCTTTCCTGGGTTTGTTTCGCCGGCAAGGTACAGGGTGATTGCGCCGGTCAAAAAGCTGCGAGCGTAGGAGCCGATTATGGCTTTGTCTTTAGCGGTCATGGTTTTCAATGTGTCGATCTACTTTTGATTCGATTCGGTTGAGCGAGTCCGCGACGATGCCGTGATCGTGTCGGTTTTCTTTGAGTAATTTGTGAATGAGTGCAACAACAACAGTGAACCCGCCACTAATAAGAGCAATGACCACGCTTTCAACCATGTCATTACGGTGCCGGCGGGTATGGGTTCTCGGCCTTGACTTTGGCGACTGCTTCACGCCATTCGAGTTCGGTTGCGTCGCCGCGTTGCCACTTGAAGAAGATCGGGTCGGACTGTTGCTCGTAGGCCACAAGGCGGGCTTGTTCAACTGCGGAATACTGTGTCTCGTATTGCACCTGGGGCCATAGCGCGTCTAGTTCGGCTTGCGTCGGCTTCGGGGTGTCGCTCAGCCAAGTGAGGCCCTCGTAATTGTCGCCGTTCAACGTCCAGAGGCTTCCCGGATATTTAGCCGTCAATACAGCAGGATAATCGGTACTCATGCGCTAATTTCCATAACGGTGATGGTTGATGCAGTGCGGCTTGCATTTGCGCTATCCGTGTCAGTATCGCTTCTATTGCAATAAAGGGTCGTTGTACTCGCCACACTTTGATGTAACGCCACTTGGTAAGTCGTGGCTGAAGTTGTGGCTGGGTTGTCCAAAATGTGCATGCCAACATAGGTCGGTTGGTTGCCATCTATGCCGATTGCATTTGATGAAATTTGATTTCTGCTGCCTGCGGCTGCACCGATTGCAATTTCAGTAGTGCCTCGTTTCAGAACCAACGCCCCATACGTTCCTTTACCAACTTGGGCAATACAAAGAATTAGAGATGATGTAGAACTAGGCGTAATTGTTGCGCTCAAACCTGTGACATCGGTAATTCCCGCTGAAGCCACGGACGCACTAAATGTGTCCGTCTTTGTGGTGCTCACGACCTGAAGCACACGGAATGCGCCGCGGAGGTTGTTCATCTGTGCTGCGGTCAGCACGTTGCCAGCGACGAACGTGGCGGGCAGGGTAGTGGGGGTTGCCATGCGAATTAGCCTAGAACATTGTTGGCGTCAAGAATGCCATACACGGGGTCATCCAAGATCAGGTCATAGACGAGTTGGGCGGGTGTGGTGTAGTAGCGGGCCGCGTGCCCGTTGGCAAAGTCAATACGGTGCTCGACCCCTTCAACCGTGAGGTCTTGGTTCAGTGGGCTTGGTGACCCGCCGACCAGGATCTCTTTCTCGATTGCTATGTAGCTTCCAATGTCAATAATGCTGGCGTCGTCGCGTTGGGTTGTCGTCAGGCTGCCATACCAGGTCTCCACGCTATCAAAACGTGCTTCTGGCTCTGGATACAGCAGGTAATCGGCAAGGTCTGCGGCGGCGGTATTGCTTTCCAGCAGGCTGTCGGTAATGAAGAGCGTCTTGATGAAGTAAGTAGACTGGCTCGCAAGATCTGACGCGGTGCCTGTGTGGCTGCCCCTAGTTGACACTTCAACCAGGTTGATGATGTCTTCAGCTCTGAACGCAATAGAAAGATCTCGGTACTTGGCGCCTGTGCCGTCGTCCTTGAACTCGATCTCGGGTGGCCCTGTGACAAAGCCGATCCGATCTTGGCTGACAAGTACGCCTTCTCGGTCAATGAAGATGCGTCCGCGTTCTGCTGAATAGGTGATCTGGTCAAAGTAAGCTTTGACGTTGGTGCCGTCGTCAATGGCGTATTGGCTGGAGCCGCCAAGCTCGACGGTGCCTGCGGCGATGTTGCGGGCTGCTCCTGTTGGGTAATCGACTTCGGGCAGATCTAGCACCCAATTGATGCGGTCGCCTGTGAACTCTTTCGTCGGGTTCTGCCCTGGGATGAATGTCTGCGCAAGTCGGTAGATGTTGTCGACGCAGAAGACGGTGACGGTGTCGAGGCCGCCAAGGGTGAACTTGTAGTCATAGTTGACGATGAAGCCTGTGAAGAGGGTCTCGGGGGTGTCTGTGGCGTCGTAGCGGATGAGCTTGACTGCGCGGCCTGGAGCTAATCCTGGGACGCCTTGGGCTTGGTCGTAGTAGGGGTTGGTTGGGTCGTCGTCGAATGGGTTGAAGACTCCGTCTGCGAGCGTGTCATTGAGGGTGAAGACCATGGTGCCAGCGGTGAATGCGTCGTTTTCGTCTTGGCGGCCTCGCTTTACTGATGCGGCGAGGGTGCCTTCTGCGACGCTGGCGAAGCTTGTGGAGCCGTCTAAGACGTAGGTGGTGTTGTCTAGCTTGCCTTTGATTGGGTCGTCTAGGACGAAGCCGTCGACTAGGAAGCCAACGTCTACGAGCAGGTCGTACTTTCCTGCGTTTGGAATGGTTACTGCTGCCATTAGGCGATCGCGACTGGTAGGGGCCCGTGGATCTGGTTGTACTGGCGAAGCGCGTTGACGGTGGTCTCGGCGATGTCGTTCGCTGTTGCCATGCCGCCGTTGATGTTGACGGTGATCTCTTGGCGGGCTCGAGGGTTATCGAGTCCAGCTGCGAAGAAGTCGGCTGCCGCGTTGCCTGCTGCGATCTCGGAGCTGGTCATGCCTGCGAGCGGGTTGACTGCTTTGGCAGCTCTGGCGGCTGTTCCTGCGGCTGAACCTGCACCAGTGGGCACGGTCAGATCGGGCAACGATGGCGTGATTGAGCCGCCTGTCGGCATAGCGCCGCGGTTCTCTGCAGCTAGCCAATTCATGCCTCCGGCGCCACCGTCGCCGATGCGTGGGATGCTGATCTTGTCGATCGTTGAGATGTTGACCCCTGGTATGAAGTTCAGGGCGCTGATAATAATGTTCACGGCGCCGAGTAGTCCGTTCGCGAAGCCCTCGAATGCCCCGATCATGAAGTTCAGTAGCTTGTTGACGCCTGTGCGGAACCAGTCGAACTTGTTGTATGCGATCACCAAGCCAGATACCAGGAGGGCGATGCCGGCTGCGATCGCTGTGAATGGGTTCAATGCCATAGCGATGTTGACTGCGATGATGGCTGCGGCGACCGCTGAGATTGCCCCTGCGATCGCTAGGAATGCTTTCGGGTTGTTGGATGCCCAGGTAGCGAAGCGGTTCAACACTGGCAACACCTTTTCCAGGATCGGCAGCAGGGCCGCGCCAATGGCTTCTTTGGTCTCATTGAGGGCCACTGTGAGCCTGGCGAAGCCTCCTTGGGCGGTCTGAGCGAATGCTTCTGTGGCGCCGCCGAATGTGCCACCGAGCACCGACATGATTGTGTCTAGATCGGCCCCATCTTTGATGAGGGTCTTCATTTCGGGGCTGAGCTGCTGGAGGCCGCGGAAGTTGCCTTGGTATGCCTTTGCAAGCGCGTCAGCGACTTCCACGAGCGGCTTGTTGGTGGCTGTGGCGATGTCAGTAACAAGGGTCATGTCCCGCATGGAGAGGCTGATGTCTTTCGTGCCTCGAGTGAGTGCCTCAAATGCTGGGCGAAGCTGATCGTCGGCAATACCAGTCGCCATGGTCATGGCCGAAATGGACTTCTCGACGGCGTCAATCTGTGCCTGGCTGGCTCCTGTGACGTTTTGCAACGTGAGCGCTAGTTGGGTCTGCGCGGCAGCGTCTTCCATCGCTGCTTTCGTTGCTCCAGCCAACGCGACACCGATGCCAGTGATGGCGGCTGTGGCCGGCAAGAACGCTTTCTTCATGATGAACGCGGCTTTCTCGCTGGTCGTCTCAAGCTTCTTGAACTCGGCTACTGCTTTGTTGATGCCTTTGCCGTCGAACTCGGTGATGATTGGGAGATTGACTGCCATGGTCATGTGCTCCAGTTCTTGAGGTTTTTGCGGCGGCGGTTGAGGTCTTCCATCATCTCATCTATGAGCTTCTGGGTCTCGCTTACTATGTCGCCGTCGTGTTGCTCGTAGGCACGCCATAGGACGCGGCTGGGTGGCCCAAAGCGGTTGGTGAGGGCTCGTACCATCTGGGAGCCTTGGCGGGTCGGTACTGGGCCTTTGCCAGATGTGTCAAATAGGGTGGATGTAGCGCCTTTGTAGCGGATGTAGAACGTGGCCAGGTTGGTCATGTGGCCTGCGAACATTTTGGGCTTTCTGCCCGATACTTGGGACACGATCGTGTCTTTGCCGGCGGTGCCCCAGGGGAACATCTGAAAGCCGCTTTTGGTCTTCCAGTTGCGTTCCATGCCGGACAGTGGGGCGCTCTTTGGCATTAGTTGGCGGGCTGTCTGCTCGACTGGCTTGGTGATCCGCTTGAAGTCTTGGGTGATTTTGCGGCGTGCTTCTTTGTCTAGGCTGTTGAGTTCGCGCAGAGCCTCCTTGATCCCTACGACTTCCATGCTTACGCTGACACTCATTAGCGGCCTCTTTGCTTTGTCTGCTCCTCGATCACCTTACTGACCGTGAGCAGGTCGCTCGTGTCAAAGTCAATGTGCGGCGGCCACCAGCCTGTTGAGACGAGCAGTTCTGCTAGAGCTCTTCGGACTGTGCCGCGAGGGTAGGGTGTGCGGCCTCCTCAACCACGATCTCGATGTGCTCTAGTTCGTTGATGAACTGATCGAACGCTGCCGGCACGACAACCTTGTGCAGCTTGGATGCCTCGAATGCCAGGAACGCCAGGTCTTCGATGCCGAAGCCGTTGGCCATGTCGGACGCTTTGCGCTTGAACTTGCGTTCCCACGCCACGATCACGCCCAGGGTCGTAGAGACAATCTGTTCTTCGCCTTTGCGGCGGTACTTGATAATGACTTCCATGCTCTGCCTTTCGTGTCGGGCCGATTGTAGGCCGAGATCAGGTTACGTCTTTGCTGTACACGCCACCAACGAACGTGACGTCCACGGTGCTCAACTCGCCCATGCTGGCGTTGATGACAGGCAGTTCGCCGAGGTATGCGCCGGTGAGGGTAAAGCCTGGGTTCGTCGGGCTGTCTGCTCCGACAGCAGGCTTGACGATGACGTTGCACACGCCGCCGACCACGTTCTCAAGTGTCGCGAATGTCTCAGCGCTTGCGTAGCTCATGTAGAACGTCAGGGTGACTTCGTGGTTGCCGAGGCCGTTGACGAACTTGCGGGCAGTGTCGCCGAATGCTGTCGCCTCGAGCGCGTCGTAGCGCTGGGTGAACGTGGCGGCGGTGCACTGGTCAGATAGATCCACCGAGTTGACGGTGACTACTGGGTTGGCGAGGTAGGTGCTGGTGGCCATGGGGGTTACTCCTTCGTTGCTTTCTTGACTTTAGAGGGTGCTTTGGGCTTTGGCGTGGATACTTCAGCAATGAAGCCGCCCCATAGCAGGGCTTGGATGTTGGTGCCTTCGGTGGGCACAAACTCTTCGCCTGGGGTTCCTACGCGATTGGAGACGACGACGTACTTCATGCTGTCTGTACCTGCATCTCTACCATGAGGTCGTAGCCAGGCACGATCGTGCCGCCAATGTCGAGGCTGGTGGGGCGGCCTTCGGTGACTGCCACGTTCTTGGCCATGAGTAGTGCGACGATGCTGAGCAGCTGGTCAAGGGCGTCTTGGTTGCCTGGGCCAGAGCTGATGACCTGCACTGGGACGCTCATCTGGGCGATGTTGTAGTTGAACGCCTGGAACGTGGGAGCGCCGATGAGGACGCAGCCTGGGCTGATATTGCGCGGGTCGCGTACGACTGGCAGGTTGGTGATCGTCAGCAGTGTGGTAGCGAGGTCATCCAAGCCTTCGTTGAACAGGCCAGTGCCAGGCATCAGGCCACCTGTGGGCGGTCGATCCCGAGGAGCTGCTTGACCATTGGGCCCATACCGACCATGGGGGCGGTGCCCATGCCGTCAAAGGTCGCAAAGGCGTCCCCCAGGCTTCCTCGTGCGCGATACAGGGCGCCTGCGTACATGATGGTGCCGAGCTTGACGTCAGCGCTAGGGACGGTTGTGAGGCTGTCGAAGTAGCCGGCTTCCATGCGTCGGCGCCAGCAGAACTGTGCTGAAGCACTAGCGGCTTGAGTGATTAGTGCTGTGTCGTTCGCTGATGCGACAGTGATGTTCAGCCAGGCTGTGACGTCGTTGGCGTTGATCCATGTACAGGTCGGCGTGTAGGTGACTGTGCCGCTTGCTGCGCCGCGCTCAACGTTGGCTGCTGTCTTGGCGTAGAGGACTTGGTTCTCAATAATCTCGGTGCCGTTGAACAGCAGATCGCCTTCGTCGTTCGTGCCGGTGAACAGGTACGTCGGCAACGCATAGATCACATACGTTCCGTTGAATGTGGCATCTACGCCAGTGACGGTAATCGACTGGCCGACCTCCAGCTCCGCGGGGGTGAGAAGCTGGAGGACGGCGTAGTTGTCGATGAGCTGCTTATGTGTGACCGTGTAGGCGGCCATTGTGGGCCTCCTATCGGCTTATCAGGCTGCCAGCAGCTTGACGAACTTCGTGGCGTCTGCCATGAAGACAGCGGCGTATCCGCGCCAAGCGATCGTGCGTCCGAGCACGCTAGGCACTTCAACGCTGACTGCACCCTTCTGCTGCTCGTAGAACTCGAAGCCTGCGGCTGGGCCGGCTGCGTGACCGACGACACCGTTCAAGCCACCTGAGCCGGTCGAGCCTGCCATGTTCTTGTCCACGACCATGACGAGGCCGAGCGGGTTGCCGTTCCAGGAGCCTGCGCTCGAGGTGCCGAGTGCGTTCTGACCGTTGAGGCCAGTGGCGCCAACGAATGGGAACAGCGGACGATCGTTGTTGTCAACGACCTGCGCCAACTTTGCCCACGTGACTGGTGCACAGAAGAAGTGCGTCGGCAGGTAGTTGGAGCCGTTGCTGATCTGATAGGCCGCGCCGTAAATGGCGGACACCCAGTCGGCAGCCGAGCTGAGGTTGTTGATCGTCTCGAACTGCGTCGTGCCGGCGACCATCTGATCCACTGCGTAGTTGTCAGTAGCCTGACCGTACGCGATGGCGAGCTGATCCAAGATGATGTTCAGCGACGCAGGATCCGACCAATCGAGGTCTTGCTCTGAGACGGTGACGTATGTGCCGAATGTGAGCTTGCTTATGTCGTTGTTCTGGATCGTCACAGATGACGGGTCGAGCGTGTTGTTCTGACCAGTCGGCTGCTGCGTCACCACGGGGCGAGCAGTGATCTTCGGACGACGGAACGTGGCGCCAGCGCCAGGCATCGCCTTCGTACCGATTGCCGACACGAATGGGCGGATCGCGTTCAGACCGTCATACACGGGGCCGACGATCGGCTCAGGCAAGATGCCAGGCGTGTCGGTGGTGGTGATGTCTGGCGCTGCGGCCTTGATGTTGGCGTTGAGTTGCGCGAAGTCGTGACCGCCACGCACAAAGGCGGCGATGTACTCGGCAGGTGACGGAAGCTTGAACGAACGCGGCTGTGCGAAGACAGTCTGCACGTTGGAGGCTTCGATCACGGCGGGGGCTTGCTGTTCCATTGGGGTCTCGCTTTCTTGGGGTTCTTCTTGAGTATTGCTGATCTGTTCGGGTTCGTGGTGGATACTTGCACTTGCGGCGATGTCGGTAATCTGAGCACCGGCGAACGCGGGGATCGGCACCATGCTCAACTCCATCCAGTCGGCTTTCTTCACGACCATAACGTCACCATCCCACGAGAACTTCTTGGGGTTGATGCCGACCGACACGCTATCCAAGACGCCTTCGCTGGCAAGCTGAAGGGCTTCGTCGCCGAGCTTGGTGCTGGCGATCTTGGCTTGGAAGAGCATGCCTTCTTCAGTCTCAACGCGGCCCGTGACGGTGCCGATTGGCTGGGTTGCGTCGTGGTACAAGAACAGCTTTGGGGCTTTGCCGTCGGTCGGGAGGGCGCCTGCCTCGATGCGGATCTTCTGGCCGTCGTTGACTGTGGCGACCTGGCCGTATGGGACGGCGATGCCGCTGATGGTGCGGCGCGGGGTGCCGTCTGGGGCGGCCGCGTCAATAGTGACTTGGGCGGTCAACTTGACTGGCGCTGACGCTTGCATCTCTTCCATGTCGTCCTCGGGCTCTTCGATCTCGAGCTCGCCGCCTGGTTCGATGCCTTCTTCCTGGCTGATGGCGATCATCTGCTCGATGGCAGCGGACTTCGTGAGATGGCAGCCGAGTTGTTCCATGTCTTCTTTGACGACTGCCCAGCCGGCGCAGTCTTCGGCGTCTTTGGTGATGTAGTACGGCATTAGGCAAGTGCCTCCTGTGTGTTCTCCCGTGGCATTGGCTGCGGGGTGAGTTCTTCTGCTGCTAGGTATGCGTCGATGTTGAACTTGACGCCTGTGCCGTGGGGTAGCACGTTGTCGGCGCTTAGTGTCTCTTCGATGCAGGTCATGATCGGCTTCATGCCGAAGATGTACAGGTCTTCACGCGCCGAGGCGCTGTTGGTGTAGCTGTATGAGCCAGTGGCGATGGACGCCAAGTAGGACGGGATGCCGATGGCTCGGCAGAGGTCTTTGGCTTGGTAGTCGGCGGCTTCGATCAGCATCATCTTGTCGGGGGTTGCGAAGCTTTCTTTGACGTCAATGTATTCGTTGACCGCGGCGGTCTGGTTGTTCATGCGTGCCACGTCAAATGCTGCGGAAAGGTCGGCGAGTTCTTGGGCGCTGAGTGGTTCGCCGCCAGTTTGCTTAAGGACGACGGACGGGATGCTTGACATGGCGTTGCGAAAGCGGGCTTGCTCTAGCTTGAGCGCGGTGTCTATTGCTTTGACTGTGGTGTAGATCAGTCCTTGGTTCGGGCTGATGAACTGGATCACGTCGCGGTAGTCGATCGGCAAGCCGTTGAACAACAGTTGCTTTGATGGGCCGTACTTGATCACGCCCGTTTGATCTTGCATGGAGACCATGGCGTATGGAAGCCGCGTGAAGTTGCTGGGAAAGCCGTCCGCGGTGCGCTCAGTGACGTACCAGTAGGCGCTGCCGTAGAAGAGTAAGTCGTCCGCTGTCCATGAAAGGATCACGCTGTTTGGTACGCCTTTGTCGATGCGTCCGAGCCATGAGCGTGGTGCCTGGGGTACTTGTTCCATCTCGTCGCCGTTCCACATCCAACGGAACGCCTCAAGCTGTAGTGAGCCGATGGTGCCGCAGATCAGGTCGCGGCCGCGTGCGATTGTTGGGACGCTCATCGCTCGCTGGCGAATGTCGCCTTCGATGTAGCTGTAGAAGTTGCCGATCTGTGACGCGCCTTGGTTGCTGGTGATCGGTGAGATGCCGGCAGCAGCTTTGGTTACGACTGGCTCGCTAGCGCGCTTGAAGAGGCCCATAGGAAGAGTGTGCCATACGCGAATGGCTTTGTGGTGGTATCGGCCCCTGGTCACCCGATCCCGACGAAAGGCAAGACACGGGGGCCGACACCGATGGCAACACTAGCGACCTTGGATGACCAGCATCGGCTTCATGGCTGGCGCGGTTGAGTATGCGGTGGCGGCTGCCCACACCATGCAACGCGCCAACTCGATCGGGCCTGGTGAGCGCTGTGAACTCAACGCGATGGAGCCTTGGGTGCGGACGGCGACGGCGCGGTTGACGTGCTCTGCCAGCATGATCTCGCCAGTGTGGAGAAGCATCTGTTCTTCAATCATGTTTTTCACTGCTGGCGTGTAGCGCAATAGTTCGCCGTAGCCGACTTCGGCCATTCGGTTTTCTATGGCTTTCGGCATGTTCATGCTGATCGTCGGGGTGACGAGGAACTTGATCTTGCCGTCCTGGGCAAGCTGCTCAACCTGGGTGATGCATTCAGCCAAGGTGTCCACGTGGAACGCGACTGTGGCGATGACGCGCTTGTCGGGTAGTTGTACGCAACGGACAGCGAAGTAGCGGCTGTCATCCATGGACACTTCGACTGCGACAATCCCGCCGGCTGGTACAGGGCCGTCGTACAAGAGGTTTTCCCAAGCGCCTGGCTTGACCCATCCGCGGTCGGTACTTATCCACAGGTTGACCGAAGCTCGTAGGAATGCGGCGCGGTCTGGGCTTTCAGCTTCGGCGACAAGGGTGGCGTGCTCGAGTGTGTGGCCAAGCGCTGGGTTGGCGTATTCCCATGCGGCGGGGGTCATCGGATCTAGTTCTGGTGGTGGCGACCATTCAGCGAAGTACATGCTCGAGGTCTCGCCGCGGTCAATAGCCCGCAAGCCTTGTTCACGGTAACGGAGGAAGACGGTGGAGGCTTCTGTGCCGGCGGTGCTCCACATGGAGAAGAGCGGGTTCGGCCTGGCACGCATCGTCGGTACTAAGCCTTGATCGACTGCTTCGCTCGAGATGTCCCAGATCTCGTCGGCAACAATCAGATCCAGGCTGAGGCCGTGACCGACCGATGGCCCCGCCGCACGTACCAGCCAACGTGAGCCGTCTGGCATGCGGGCTTCGTTGCGGCCGTACTGGTTCGTCAGCTTCGCCCCAAAGTATTCCTGAAGGATCGGCCCAAGCTCGTTGAACAATTCGGTGGCCACATCCAGCCGGTGCGCGGTCGAAAGCACTTTCACTGGTTCGCCGCGGCGCTTCGGTTCCTCCGTCAAGAAGTACCCGATCAGCGTCATCAACGCGACCGTCTTACCGTTCTGCCTGGCAGTCGATACCAAGCTCGAGCGATGCACGAAGCGACCATCAGCACGCAAAGCAGTCTGGGAATGCAAAACACGACGCTGCCAAGGCATCAGCTCTTTCTTCAAGTACGTCTTTGCCCATCCCCCCAACTCGGTCTCGAGCGATCGGACATCATCAGGAACAATCGTCTCCAGTCGCGGCTGATCGTGACCAGTGCCAGCCGGTTCAAGCTGGTCTTGGCTTCGCGGAGACAAGCACAGGG